AACTAATAGGGATTAACTAAAAGAATGACAACATACCTACAGGAACATTTGAACTTTACAGCGGCTAATATTGTCACTGAAAGTTCAGAAGATGGTAAAGACCTTTTTATGAAAGGTATCTGTATCCAGGGTGGTGTCAAGAATGCTAACGAACGTGTATATCCGGTTAACGAAATTCAAAACGCTGTACAAAGCTTAAATGAACAAGTTAAAGGCGGATATTCAGTTCTAGGCGAAGTTGATCACCCGGACGATTTAAAGATTAATTTAGATCGTGTAAGCCATATGATCACAGAAATGTGGATGGATGGTCCAAACGGTCATGGTAAACTAAAGATTTTACCGACACCAATGGGTAAACTAGTAGAAACTATGCTAGGCTCAGGTGTTAAATTAGGAGTTTCTAGTCGAGGAAGTGGTAACGTTTCCGAAGGCTCAGGACACGTCAGTGATTTTGAAATTATCACTGTCGATATAGTATCTCAACCAAGTGCGCCAAACGCTTACCCAACAGCGATATACGAAGGACTTATGAACATGAAATATGGACATAAGGTGTTGGAAATGGCTAAGGACGCAGGTGGAGATTCGAAACTACAGAGATATTTGAAAAGCGAAGTAACAAAGCTAATCAAAGATCTCAAGATTTAGGAGAATCGCAATCATGCTAGACGTAATTAAACCATTGCTAGATAGCGATCTGATTAATGAAGAAACTAGATCAGAAATCCAAGAAGCTTGGACATCTAAACTAGAAGAAACCAAAGATCAGGTTCGTGCTGAACTTCGTGAGGAGTTTGCACAACGTTATGAACACGATAAAAGTAATATGGTTGAAGCGATTGATCGCATGGTAACAGAAGGTCTTACTACTGAACTTAATGAAGTGAAAGCTGAAAAAGCTCAGTTAGCAGAAGATCGTGTTAAGTTTAACGCATCAATGAAAGAAAACGCTAACAAGTTTAACAACTTTATGGTTGGTAAATTAGCGGAAGAAATCAAAGATCTTAGACAAGACAGGAAAGCACAAACTTCAACAGTTGGAAAACTGGAAGAGTTTGTTGTTAAAGCATTGTCAGAAGAAATTAAAGAATTTGCTCAAGATAAACAAGATGTTGTAGAAACTAAAGTTAAACTTGTAGCAGAAGCTCGTGCGAAACTAGAACAACTTAAAACTAAGTTCGTTACAGAATCAAGTGAGAAAATGACAACAGCAGTTGCCAAGCATTTGAAAGCAGAACTTTCGCAGTTGCAAGAAGATATCAAAGTTGCTCGTGAGAACACCTTTGGTAGAAAAATCTTTGAAGCATACGCTAGTGAATTTGGTGCTACTCATTTAAATGAGAACGCAGAGATTCGCAAACTAGCTGATGCCATTGAAGAAAGAGATCTTCAACTAGCAGAAGCAACCAATAAACTCAGCGAAACTAAACAGTTGGTTGAGTCAAAACAAAACGAGATTGTTGTAATTAAAGAGTCTAATCAGCGTCAAGCAAAATTAGATGAACTACTTTCTAATCTTAATGATGAGAAAGCAGAAGTTATGACTAATTTATTAGAAGGCGTAAATGCTAAGAAATTAGAAAACGCTTTTAACAAATATCTCCCAGCGGTTCTTAACGAGAATGTAGTGAAGTCTAAAAAAGCGACACTTACAGAATCTGTTAAGGAAGTAACTGGAGATAAAGACAAGCAAGTTGAAGTTAAGCAAGATGAAAATGGAAACATTATCAACTTACGTAAACTTGCTGGTATTTAAGTAAGACATTAGGAGATTAATCATGTCACAAGAACTACTTGAAAGCCGTTGGGGTGAGACCAAAGACGCATTATTAGAAGGTCTACAAGGTAACAAAAGATCCTCAATGGGTGTTATTTTAGAAAACACAAAGAACTACTTAGCTGAAGCGGCAACATCAGGCGCATCTGCGGCTGGTAACGTAGCTACTCTTAACAGAGTTATCCTTCCTGTAATCAGAAGGGTTATGCCTACAGTTATTGCTAACGAAATCGTTGGTGTACAACCAATGACAGGCCCAGTAGGTCAAATCCATACATTAAGAGTACGTTACGCTGAGTCATTAGACGCAACTGGTACTGTTAATGATGTAACAGCTGGTGATGAAGCACTATCACCTTTCCAAATCTCAACAGCATATGCTGGTGATGGTACAGAAGGAAAAGCTGATTCAACAGCAGGTAAAGAAGGTACAGGCGGTCGTAAGATTTCAGTACAAATTCTTAAACAGGCAGTTGAAGCAAAAACTCGTAAATTACAAGCACGTTGGACATTTGAAGCGGCTCAAGACGCTCAATCACAACACGGTATTGACGTTGAAGCTGAAGTAATGGCGGCATTAGCACAAGAAATTACTGCTGAGATCGACCAAGAAGTTCTAGCTTCACTAAGAGCTTTAGCGGCAACAGAATTTACATACAACCAAGCAACTGTATCTGGTACAGCTACTTTCGTTGGTGACGAGCATGCGGCACTTGCTGTTCTAATCAACAGAACAGCTAACTTAGTTGCACAACGT